CACTTGGATATGCGCTCAAAAGTAACGTCGGCCACGCTTACTTCTTACCAAAGAACTTAGTAGCACTACGAATGCCAAATGAGGCAGCAACGATAACGCCAAGACTATACTGATACCACTGTGGCATAGCTTCGAGTTGTTCGAATCCGTGTTTGACGACATCTTCCATCCCCGGTATGAATGCCAGTATCAGTGGCACACTAAATAAAATTACGAGCCACTCGTCTTTCCACGACGACGCACTGCCCTTAACAGCTTCCAAGTCCCAATCGATTTCAGCATTCGCTTTGCGTTCGTACACAACCGCTTCAGCCTTCTTCTTAGCAACTTCAGCCTCAGTCTTAGCCTTACCCTTTTCAACGTGACCCTCCAGCCATGTGCCCGCAAGACTTGCTACGGGACCGATTAGTAGGTTTAACATTTCCACCTCTTCCGTGCTTGACGTAGACGGCTGTTCGGATTCTTTGCCGCCTTCGGGAACTTCTTCATCTGCCCTGCAGAACGCGCACAAAACGACTTGCGACGTTTTGCTGCCTTACTTCCGGGTTTTACTTTACCAGTGACTGCAGTCTTGAGTTTGGAGCCGGGGTTCTTGCGACGATACGCAGCCACCCCAGCCTTAGTCATGCCAGCCCCCGCTTTCGTTGGCCGAAAGTTCTTCTTGTTACGGGCTGGCATCTTGTCGGCTTTACGTGCCATCACTTCTTCCTTGCAGTCTGTGCAGCACGTTTGAAGTTGCCGGTTGTTGGTGCGCCCTTGCTACCAGCTTTGCGCATCTTTTCGCCGCTACCTGCTTTGATACGGCGTTTCTTGGCTGCTATATTAGCGTATAGTCCGGGACGTTTTGCCATCTGACTACGCCTTTACAAGCTTGTAGCCTTTTGCTTTGGCTGCAGAACGAATGGCTGCGAGAGTCATCGCTGGCTTCTTGCCACCACGAGATGCACCCTTCGACTTCATAGTCTTGCCGCCTTTTGCGTAGCCCTTTGACTTCATAGCCGTACGACCACCCTTGGCCATACCCTTTGACTTCATACGTCCGCCACGGGCCATGCCCTTTGACTTCATACGTCCGCCACGGGCCATGCCTTTACTCTTCATCATCTTCTTCATAATCGCTCTCCGCGTAGAGGTTGTCGAATACCCGTGCCGTATCACTGACATAATTCGGGTCTTGTTTAGAGTGGTGAACCCACTGACTAGGTGTAAAGTCCGGCGGACCATCACCTGCTACAAACCAAGCAGGATTTGTAACCCGTACTCGATTATTTGGTAGGGCTACAATATTGCCCGTATATTCTCCTGCATCTAGTAATTCCAACACATGACTCTGTTTGTGTTGTGCAGGATCGTCAGCTACTTCCGTTCCGGTGTAGTCGACGGTGAAGTAATACTTTGCGGGGTAGAACTCCCCATCAATCTTTGCAAGCCACGGACTTGGAGTGGCTCTGTCGAGGACATATACTGAGTGATAATGTGACTGACAGTCCCACGGCTGTGCCAAATAAGTAGGTAGAGGTTTTGGCCAGTCATCTAAGGGAGTGTCCCCAACTAGTGCGGTGAGAGGCATTCGTGCCCACATTGCACCACCATGTACATTTTCTTCTTCTTCACACCCTGTAAACAAAACTTGAAAAGACATTGTTCGCATAGGTAGTGTAGTAACACCGATAACCATAGCATGTAAAAACTCGCCATGATATCTGTCGTGATTTGTTGTATATTCTCTCCGTATCCACGCTTTGAAGTACGGTATGTTGCTAGTGATATAGTTCATCAAAAACACTCCTAGTGGGTTTACCCCGGCAGGGTATTCCTGCTTATATCACAAAACAGTGAGGTAGTCAAGGGGGCACGTGGCCCCCCCGACAAGTTGTCTAGGCGAACGAAGCCGCTGTTTCTGCAGTGCCCATTTCTGCAATCACTGCGAACACACGTACCTTACCGTCGAAAGTTGCCGTGTTGGCAATCAGATCGATAGTATCGGCAGCAGTGTACAGCTTTGCAGTACCGGCTGCATTGTTGATCTCGTGACCGGCAGCAGTACCGTCAAGAGCAGCAACGTAGAGATCGTCGTCAGTGTCGTCACCAAGGTCAAGGACAGGCGAACCAGTCGATGCTACAGTGAGGACTTCCACACCCGCCATAAGGACGAGGGTATTTGCCTTCATTTCGAAAACCTCAACGGAGTCCGAAGTAGTAAGGCTAGTAGACGAGAAGTCAAGAACGACTTCAATGATCTGTGGCTTGATGCCAACAGGGACGCCAGCAACAGCGTTAGTTACAGTGTAAGTAGCCATTTAAGCCTCCCCTATGCGTAGTCGATAACAGCGCGAACCAGTGCTTCCTGACGCAGAACTTTGCGTCCGAAAACGTGGAGGCCACGAATGATATCGCTAAAGGTTTCAGTCGAACGTACAACCTCAGTCTTCGCAATGTGCGAAGCGGTTGCAGTTGAGGACATATGACCCGCAAGAACGATGTTCTCACTGCCATCAGTCGCCAAGGTTGCCGAAGAATCAACCAGAGTAAGCTGGTCAGTACCGGCTGTTGAATTCAGTGCAGTAGACTTGTAGCACTGGAAGCCAGCAATATTGCCAGCCATTACGAGGCCGTTACGCAGCGGAGAAGTTGCATCACCAGTTACTTGAACTTCTGCAAACTTCGCACCTGCACCGAAGAGGTTCTCGTAGAACTTCGGATTGGCAACAAACCAGCGATTCTCTTCCGGAACCGACTGATCGTCTAGGTGACGGGCCATAGTCAGCATCAAGTTGACTGCTGCATCGCCGCTACTAGCTGCGACGTTGATCGGAGCGTTGGCGGTGCCAAGACCCGTAGCGTCGGTAGTAGTGAGGGCTGAAGGAGCAGACGAACCGGAAGCTGCAGTAGCTACGGCACCTGCGATACCTGCGCCGTCAGACATAGCCTGAAGGACAGTGGCATCGTACTTACGCTTCAAGGAGAATGCACCTGAAGACGTAGCGAGGGCTTCGAAGTTGACGTGCGACTGACGCTCTTCGATGTCATCGATTTTAAACGCGAATGCGTTTGCCTTATCAACAACCATAGTAATCTGATCGTCAGCAAGGTCTTGTGGATTGATCACAGCACCACGAGCATAGTCGGATACAGTGATGGTTGGTTCTTTGATGATACGTACAGTATCACCGAAGTTCTCAATTTCGCCAGCGTAGTCGGTATTCGTAATATCTTCTGCAACCGAAGCACGACGGAAGAATTTGAGAACCTTTTGGCTGAAAATTTCCGGAGTAAAATTACCGGAAGGCAGGTTATTGTAACCCGATGCGCTATCAAAAGCCATTGGTCTTTCCTTCCTATTTGGAGGTTAAAGGTTAGTTGTTGTAGTCAATTCGGCCTTCCTGACGAGCCGCGTCGAGTTCACTCTCTAGTTTCTCGAACTCCCACGGTTTCATCTTGCCGATTTCTGAAGCTTTCCAAATTCGTCCGTCCTTGTTAGCAGTTACGACTTCCCGCGCTGCGGGTTTTGTTACGGACTCTGCAGCAGAGGCAGACTTATTTGGTTTCTTCTTAGTTTGGCCTACGTCGGCCTTGTAGAGGTCTATGACCCGTGCCGCCAACTTAGCATCTGTATTGTTTTTGTAGATGCCGTCAGCAATAGACGAGGGCTGCTCTTCTAACCAAGAGACAAACTTCTCCTCTTGTTTGAGCGTATCAAAGTCCGGATGGTAGTTAAGAAGTTCTTGGTAAGCATTTTGCTTTTCAAGATTCTTTTCCCGTTCCTTGATTGTACCTAATTCTTCCCGAAGTTCAGACAACTGTGACTCTGACTGCATCATTGAAACAGTCTGAACAACTTGAAAAACTTCCGGATACTTTTTCTTGAATTCATCAAGTTCTTCCATCGTGTTAGGGGCTTCAACACCTCGTGGCATTTCGACCTTCCTTTCTGACATAGCTTGTTTTAAGCTATCGATCTCTGCCTTGAATTCTTCAACTTTCGTATCGTAGTGTTTCTTCAAGTCGTCATAGCGTTTTTTGTAGTCGTGATCGGGTTCTTGTTTTTGTTGTACGAAACTTTGGCTTTCCTGCGGAGTAGCCTCTTCGGGGTCCGCTTGTTTTGCGTCTACAGTTTCTTCCGCGTCATCGTCTTCATCTTTGTAGACTTCTTCGCGGTACTTTCCACGGTACAAGTTGCCGTCGTTAGTTGTGCCAAAAGAATCATTTGGCTTGTTGGCACGGTGGCCTCTTACTCGTTTCGCCATTTGTTTTACCTCACTCGCGGGGCCACTTGGCTGTGGGTAGCCGCTCCGGTTGTGTCGGGGCCGTTACTACGGGTAGCCGACTAATCTCTTTTAGGCTTGGGGGTGGGAAGTGTAACGTCCGCCATCATGCCTGTTTTATTTCTAGGGCGAGGCGGTGGCGGTGTGGGCCGGGTATGAATCGGAACACGCTCACCTGTTCGGGTGTCCACATAGTGTGAATCGTCACCCCCTACATATTTATCAAAAGAATGGGTCATGCCATCGTTTTCTTCTAGCCACTCCATGGTCTTTTCAGCCCTGTTTCTTGTGGCGGACCCTTTGCTTGTTTTGTTAGCGATCCCTGCTTGAAATGCAGAATACACATTGCCAGTACTCGTCAATTCGTCCATGAAGGATTTGCGGATTGTAAGTTCTAGACCTCCACCCTTTTTCTGCTTTGTCTTAAAAGCACCTACATAAAACTCAGAAAATACAGCAGCACGAGCGGCATCATTATGTGGCAAAGGCTTATCAAGTTTGTTCATAGTCCTTACGAAATCATCGTACTTGGCCCGCTGAACAGTCAGATTCAAATCCTCTAGGATACCCTCTTCTTCTTTAGTAAACTTAAGTGGACGTCCCTGTGACTTTTCATACGCCAGTGCGTCTCTAGCAGCTTTACCCCTTTTATCTAAATAGGGAGTGAAACGGGCGATCAGATTGTCATCAAGACCCATTCTTTCCAAGTCTCCGGGCTTGTGCTGACCAAGATCGAAGCCTCGACCTATCGTTACGCCACTTTTATTTTTTGTATCACCTGTCGGTACATACCCTTCAAACTTGTTGTCTTCTAAGCGTTGCAAAAGATCAGCAGTAAGCACTTCAAAATTTGTTGGTTCGGGTAGGGGTGTAGATGGTTTAGCAGGGCGTGTGTCTAGGTTGGACGGGCGTGAGACAAAACCTTCGTCGGGGCTAGGTTCTTCTTTAATCTGCGGGGCAGTGACTTGGGGTTCTTCTCTGTCAAATCCAAAAAATTCACGTGTTTTTTGAAAGATACCGCCTAGTGCAGCGCCCTGCGCTTGCTGCCCATTCTCTTCTATGCGTTGTTTAGTTTCTCTCTTGCCGCGATTGTTAATCTTTTCTAGGCGATCATATCCAATAATTTTAGCAATCGCTGGGGGTACAAGCACCTCACCGCGAGACACGGCTATATCAATCTCTTCCTTTGATGGTGTGCGTCCCATCGCTTCTTTACCACGACGAGCGCGATAGTTTTCGTAAGCCTTGTCGAGCATTTTGGCTATGTCCGCTTCACCGGCCATTTCGACGGCTGCAGCGTTAATTACAAACGTGCCCTCTGGGACGCTCATAGGCTTGTCGTCAGCCACAGTAGCCGCTTCGGATACCTGCGATGGCGGACGCTCTACGAAGCCTGCTGGTGAAGCTTGAGGGGCGGTTCCGCCCATCTGCATACCGACACGGCCACCCTGTCTATAATTAAACTCATCTGCGTACGGTGCTTCTGCAGCAGCCTGTGCAGAAAAGTCTTGACTAGAACTTCCCGCGCTGCTGCCGGTGTCGTCATCGTCATCCCCAAACATGCCGGGATCGTCTTTATATGCTTTTGCTTCAGCCTCTGCCTGTTTATTTATTTCTTCTTGTCTTTTGTCATCTTCTTCTTTTTGTCTTCTAATTTCATCGTCTATCTGTTTTTGTTTAGCTGCCGCTGCCTTTTTAGCTAAATTATCCTCTGACATCCTAGTTAACGCGTCTGACAAGAACGTAGCATTACGATGCTTACCCCGCACAGTTCCGAAAAGACCCGCCTTACTTTGCGCTTCTGCTAGTGCGTCTATAAACTGGGACTGCGATACCCCGTATTTTTTATTCGCTGCTGAAAATGCTGCAGCAAATTGTTTGTTTTCAAGCCCTGCGGCTCCTGTTAATTTTGCACCCTGCCCATATACATCAATAAAATATCCAGTTTCGGCAACATTGCCACCTACTTGAAAGGCTGCATCCGCACCCATAAGACCCTTCATCCCTGTGGTTACGATATTACCATCATCATTTTCCACATCGCGCATAGTCCCTGCAATCAAACCATTTTTTGTGGCCTCTATACCCGCCATCTCTTGATTTGTTAGTCCCTGCATATTGCCCGTATATATCATCGATCCGGGCTTTCGGCTGATCAACATGTTGTTGACAGTCATAAGAGCGCCAGCCTTGCCCCCTGCAAGTTTAACGGCAGCAGCATTTTTGGCGTGTGCAGCTAGGGCAAAATCGAGACCTAATCCCGCTATTCCTGTAGGGCGAGGTGTAGTTGTCTTTCCGAAGGGTGCATCGACTTGTTGCACAAAAGCAGCACCTGCCACTGCACCTAACATACCGGAGGGGTCCATTGCACTCAGAGGGGCTAGAGCAGCTTCTGCTTTGGGGTCTGCCTTGATGCCCATTCCCGTATCTTTCAAATAATCTTTTACAAAATTATCTGTTTTGTCCGTGCCGTACGCAACATCTGAAAAATCAGTGTAGTTTATTCCGAAGTCTGAGGCTCTGTCCGCACTGTCTGTCATGTACGAGTGTGACCTTACATCAAACGAGGATGTGTTAGCGCCGTCACCTAAACGATAAGTAGTCGTAGGAATGGGTGGCATGTCTGTAGGGTCTTCTTGTACAGCCCGCCGGGTAAGTTCCTCTACATCTACTTTGTCTTCTTCTTTTTCAGCAATAGTTTCAACATCTATCGCTTCACCCAAAGCGCCGCCAAAGAAGTTTACAGGACCACGCCTATACTCATCGGGCGTATATGTGCGTTGGCCTACGAAGAAATTTGGGAATGTGGTATCTTCTTCATCCATTGTTTTTAACTACCGCCTCGTGACTAACCTTCAGTTGGATTAGTGTTTCCAGTAAACCCAGCTTCCCCTGCACTTGGCGCAGTTCCGACTCCGATTGTGCCGTCACCACGGCCCGAATCATCGACTCCCGGAGTTCCGTTAGGTACTCTTCCATCTGGGGCCATTCCTTGCTGTGGAGAAGTGGGGCCAGCCTCTGGGCCTGCTGCTTGTTGAGCATTTTGCATCATCCCTTGTAACATCTGTGCGTATACTTGTGCTTCGTTGACATCGTTGACGAGACTGTCGGGATCGATATCCTGTGCGATTGCCAACTCTCGCATTAGATTAGGAAGCTTAACGAACGGGGCAAGCATAGGATTAGCTACTGTCTGCAAAAGAGATGTCAGACGCTGAGTGCGTACTTCCTTTTGCATCACTGCTGCCACGCCACGTGGTTTTATTTCTAGATCACCCTCGAAGTCTTCGCCGTCGTCGTTGAACTGCATGTTCCACTGAAAGTATGACTCACCCAGAGGTTTAAGGAGGTGATCATCGATATTCTTAATCACTGTTTTCATGGACAAGCCCGCAGAACCCATAAGCATAGACAGACCTGCTGCGGTGCGTCCTGTGCCTGTGACGCCTGTTTGACCGTGCATTATAGACGGGATACCAGTTTCTTCATCTGCAAGCTGACGACTAATCTGATACATCTGTATGTTTTCGGGTGCCGTGTTAGGAAACTTGAGGCCGTTAATTGCTGTGCCTGTAACACCCGACTGACGACGGAATATCTTGCCGGGGAAAATGTCCATGTTCTGTCCGGGAACCAGTGACGCCTCATCAACATCGAACACGAGATTACCGGCAAGAGCAAGGTTGTCGATTGCCATACGAACGTGCCCATTCATCAACATCTGTGCGTCTTCCATGTTTTCCGCAACGCCAACACCCCAAATTTGATAGGGATTGATTTCGAACGGGAAGGCTTGGTATGGAATACGTGCAGGTGTGAATGGATTGACGACACAACGCAACACTTCGTTTCCGCATATCCACGCATTGACCTGTAACTGATCGAAGCCGGACATATTTTTGGCTTCTTCTATGCCTACTTCGTTAGCAAAATAAGCGTCGAGAACACCCCAATACTCAAGAACCTCGAAACGATTCTCTTGGTAGTAGGACTCAGACTCATCTTCGCGAATAGTATCTTCGTAGTACTTGTCTACATAGTTTGGTCCTTTACTAAGGACGTTCTCAATTGCAGTGGAATCGAAATGCGGGCGCATAATCAGACTGCGTAGCTGCTGCCGATTCATACGATGACGTTCGATTACATATTCACAGTCTTCGATAGAAGTGGCTGATGGATCGGGATGGAAATCCCACAGAGATACTGGTTCGATACGCGGCACAGTTTTTTCGTAGGGCTGATACTCGCGGTTTCCATCCTCTCCGCGACCCCACTTATGTATCCGCTTGTAAAAATTAAACGGACCCTTGACTACGCCTGTCCCTAATAACGATGCTTCGAAGATAGCTTTACGAAGCACGTTTACTGCGTTAGTGTCTAGAAGTTGATCGTGAATAAGCTTCTCAAGCATTCGGGCCTGTTCTTTAGCAGGCTCAAATTGTGGCTCTCCTACCCGCGCTTTTCCGGGAAGAATTGCGTCTCCAAAGTCCTTACCGTACGATCCCAACACGTGTGGCTGTGATGCAGACGTAGAACCCGGCATCATCTCTCTGCCATCTCCCGGAAAACCGTAGGGATCAGACTCTTGTTGCTGCATGGCATCATCAGCAGGAGTTCGCATATGAGCGAATTCTTCGATGCCTTCGGGTACGGGCGTAGGTTCGACTACCAGCGGAAACTTTTTGTTGGCAAATAAAATGTCAACAATTTGACCGTAGGCAGCAAGCACTTTGGTCTTTGTAATTTTGATAAATACCTTAGACCGTTCAGAATCACGATACTGTGTTGATGAATCATAGACACCTCTAAAATTCTTGTATGCCTGCAGCCATCGCTGCTCATATACATATCTACCGTTTTCTGCATCTTCAAACTTAGTCCGTATGTGCCCTGCTAAACCCGGCATCTTTTCAGACGGATTTACAATAGGTACGGCTTCGTCCTCAGACGGCTCTAGGAAATTATCGGACATACTGTTTCCTTAGTAGTCGCGTTGTTCGGCCATCTTCATGACTGCCGGATCGACGCTTGCCTTAGTAGCTGTTTTAGGCATGTCTTCCGTCAGAACACCCGTGGCAGCGCGAGTGTCAAACTCAAGCCCTTCACGATACAGCTTGTCAGCACCCATCTGATCGTCTACAGATACTTTATCTGAATTCATGATGTATGCTTCGCCCATGTTCAAATTTGTCATTTGACTGTTCTCCCTCTATTTCATAAATCCGCTGATATCTCTACCACCGGTCACAAGCCTAGTTACGATGTCTTCTAGGCTTTCGTCTGTTAGTGGTCCCCTTGTGCCGTACTGGCTCTCAAGACCCTCTTCTGCTGCGCTGATAACTTCACCAGCAGCAGCCATTCCTACGTCTTCTGTTACTTCTTTCGCAGCCATTGCAACTCCTACAGGAGTGACTTCTTCTACTCCCGCCATAGCTGTCGCCTCTTCTTGAGACATGTCGTAGCGAGTTTGCAATTCTTCAACACGCTCCGGAATGAATGCTGCTGAAACCACTGGTGCAGATTTTGCTGCTGTGGATGCAACTGTCGCTGCAACGGTCCCTGTTGCGATTCCAATTTTCTTTAGTTTGTCTGCTAACCCAGTTGGCATTGTTTCGGGCGGCAATTCTGAAACTGCTTCTGCGGCAGCTTTTTCTTTTTTAATTAGGGCCGCTTCTTCTGCTGCTGCATCTCTAAGTTCTTGCTTGGCCCGCACATTGTCTTTCGCACGTTGAATTGCTTCGGGACTGTTATCTACCTTTGCAGTCAGTCGTTCTGTTTTTATATCCTCTAAACGCTTCTGCAGTTCTTCGTTTTCAATTTCAGTCTGTAGTTGTGTCTTGCGAGACAGTGTGTCAATGGTTGACAATTCTTGTGCGCTTGGCTCTCTGACAAAATTAGTGATGTTTCCTGTCACTAAATTATCGACTTTTTCCGGTGTCTTATATATAACGCGAGTGCTTTCATCCGGACTTGTCATGCGAGGGACGTCGAGTCTGTTCATGATAAAAAGAGCGTTGACAGTATCTGCGCCCATGTTCTTTGCATTTTTGTGAATCAGCAAGTTACTGAGAGGACCGACACGCTCGTCGGGAACGGCACCCGTGTAGTGTTCCTCTAGGATATCGCCTGCATCATCTATGCCTACGCCCGCGTGACCCATCCACGACTTGACAGCGCCTCTGTCAACCCTAAACTCTCTGAGAAGCTGACGGGCAAGAATCTTACGAATTACGGAGTGGGTGCCGCCCTTCTTTGCGGGTAGCTGATCCGGAAAACGCTCTTCCAACAGGGGCTGAATACGATCCGTCCAAAGCTTGTTAACCTTAGTCTTACTAACACGAAAGAGATTCGTCTCTGACGTTACTTCCCCCGGCTTGAGGTTAGCCACCTGCTTATCGTGATGTGCTTTTAGAAATTCAGCAAACTCACCCGTGTAGGTTACTTCGGGCCGGGTCTTGTTTCCCGTCTGTTTTCCAGCAATCTCTGCAATCAAGTTTCCATTATCATCTTGACCAAACGTAACATCACTAATCTTAATGCCGTCCGGACCTATATTTGACTCTAGTCGCTGACCGGTGTACTTTTCGTAGTACAGATAAGCCCGTGCGTCCGAATCTACTAAAACTTCTTTCTTTGTCCCTACACCATTGTCAAAGACCTCATACGACTCTACGTTCAAAGCTTCGTCGTAGATTTTATCTAAGTCTTCAGAAAAAATAGTCCCCCGCATAGGGTCGCCGCCTCGCGACTGAACACCTGCCAACTTGTACTTGACGCGGGCAATGCCGCCCGTACCACCCAACTGTTGAACATTGATAGGAGTCTCTAGCAGCTTAGAATTTGTTTCTAGACGTGTTTCGAACCAAATCCACGGTCCCCACCGGTTTACACCAGCCTTACTTTCGATAGGGTCTAGGGCTGTATTGAATTCTTTGGTTGTGTATACTTGAAAATAAGGGGCATCAACATCAACATCCTCTTCCGCAAGTTGACCAATCAGATTGACAGTTCTGTTGAAATTGTCTTTGTCTGCTTTTGTTGGTCGTGTAGATGCGAGTGCCGTATCAGCAATGTAGGATAAGGCTTCACGAACGGTGATGCTCTTGTCAGCCATCTTCTGCGTAAACAACTCCTCCGTGACAGCCACACGTTCTGCTGCGTATGTAGGACCAGTCTGTCTTTTAGGGGGAGTTTTAGTGGCCATCAGTACCCGAATGTCGCGTCTTGTATTTTATAAACTTGATTCTTGATAGAACCTAGCTGTTTATGTATAGAAGCGTACCCGCTCATTCGTGTCATAAGCATATACCGAAGAGCGTCGTACGCATGATCTTCTGCCTTAGTATCCACATCCTCACTGTTTGTTTTAGACAGGGGGATACCGGCAAGTTGTTTTACTATGTTTTGACAAGATGAAAATAGACGCAGCCTTGGCTCTTCCGTATACGGATCGTTAGCAAGACGTCTGTGTATTTCCATCTTTCCTTGTATTCTATTACGATCAGAGGGCGTCCATCGTACGCCGGACCTCATCATCGTTTCTGCTATAGATGGACCGAATCCTGTCTTGTTCCAGCAAGACGAGTCCAAAACAGTGTAGTGGGGGACGGGATCAAGTTGTTCTGCTTCTAATATTCTATCAGCTAATTCTTCTGCTGTCAAGTGATTTTGATATAATTCTCTGTATACCCAAATATTATTGTCCCAGTCTATCGCACCCCACAAAACACACGAGGGCGCTGCGTAGCCATAGTCTGCCGCACGTATACGGGGCCAGTTGGTTGGCAAGTCGAATGGTTCGACCACGTGTCTCATTCTTGAAAATTCGGGGAAGGCCGCTCCCTCCGCCACGTCCCAATCCCCTTCAAGAAGCCTCTTCCGCTCGACTTCCGGGAGCGACCTAAGCATAGCCTCGTACTGGCCATCTGCTAATAGGTAGGGATTGTCAGTCAGCCGTGCTGGTACAAATTTGCGGTAGAACAGGGGCTGACCTGCCTTTTCGTGACCGGGTGGCCACAGGTATTCTTTTTGTGTATCTATGTCGAACGCAGCAAAAGGCTTATTTGGTTCGATGTTATCAATGTAAGTCTTCTTGACCCACCAACCACCCACTCCTCCGGGGTTGGCTGTGCAGCGCATGTACAGGTGTTGCTGGAGTTCACTATCAGTAGAGCGAAGGCGAGAACGCAAGTAATCCCAGACGTAGGGTGTAGGATACTGCGTAATCTCATCGATGCCAATCCAGTTGAATGCCTGTCCCTGAAAGCGGGTTACGTCTTTGTCCCTGTCGAGGTACGTGAACCAAATTGTTGCACCAGACGGAAACACCCATGTAGACTTCGACTCACGAAACTTCGCACCCGGAAATGCCTTGACGTATAGCTGGCGTGACTTGTCGATCAGTTCGGTCAGTTCGTCGAGAGTACGCCTAAGTAGAAGCCCACGATGATTAGGGTTGTGACAGAAGCGAAGAGGATCGGCCAAGAGAGCGAAAGATTTACCGCCCCCGGCTGCACCGCCATAGAGAACATCTCTCTCACTCGCGCTGAGAAAGTCTGTTTGAGGACCATCATTCGGCTGAAATACGACTTCGCTTTCGCCCACAAGCTCAGACACTGAATCCGGTAGAACATCCAAATCCCCAAGATCGATTGTGGCAGAGGAATCACCCTGCAAAGCTTTTTCAACCTTACCAGCAGTTTTTTCGAGTGTTTTTGCATACTGTTTTCTATCTGACGCTGCTTGGGATGTCTTTGCTGCTTTTTTCTTGGCAGTTGCGATACGTTTCTGCGTTGCGCGGCGCGCACGTTCTTTTGTAGAAAGATTATATGTTGCCTTTGGCGCATTGGGGTCTTTTTTAGGTCGCCCACGCCTCTTGGGGGCTTCTTCAGCCATCGATGACTACTTCATTTTTGGGTGGAAGCAGTACAACACCGTGTACAGCGGTAACATTGTGGTTAATTTGTTCGGGTGCCTTCACCCCGACGCGATTCAAAAGAGATTCTGCTGCTTTTAAGCGCAAATCATCGCCTCTTTCGGGCACTGGATTGTCGATGGTGCTTACTATGCGGTTTGCAGCCTTCATAGCATTCACGGATAGTATGTCTTTGGTTCGTTCTACTATCTCATCTGCTAAATTCTTGCGTAACCATCCTGCAGAACCGACGGAATAGCCTGCATCTACGGCTGCAGCACTGACATTGCCGCCATTTTCAAACAGAATATCGAGAAATTGACGCTGTTGAGGCGTAAGTTCTCTCTCTTTTTGCTTTTGTTGGGGTAGAAGGTTCATACTAAGCACCAAAACAGTGAGGGGGTGTAGGCTATGGCCCACCGAAAGCCGTCATTCCCGTGTGAAAAGCAGTGAAGGTGGCGAGATGCGCTAATTTGTGAGCGAACCTACACACATATTATGTGTATGTGTCAAATAATTGTCAAGTAAAAAAATTTTCAGACTTGACATTTTGTGAATTCGTATGTAGAATGAGGGTACTACCCGCCGGGATATATATACACACTGTTTTGGTACGTGTGTAGGGCACTGTTTTGGCCCATATCGATTACTCTCCAAATACAAAATTGATGTCGGGGTTGCTAGACCATATACCGGTCCCCCCCGTGGCCCATGCGCGCCCACACACGATCCCATATATTTTTATCGGTGATGATTTGCCAGAGCGCCGCAAACAGTCTGACGGACTTT